AAATAAAATAATAAAATATTAAAAAACGGGAGTGAAAGATACACTCATTAAATAAAGAAAAAATTGCCTCTTGGGCCTGGCTTTGTTGGCCATAGTCTCTCCTTCTGATTTTCGTTCCGTGGAGTGTGGATCCAAGCGTTCGCTCGTAGTTCCATCCTCTTTGGAAAAGGTCTCTCTCTTAGTAGGTCGACGGAATTGATCATTCCTGCTCGTTCCATCCAAAAGAGATTACCATATTCGGGGGTCCAACCTTCATCTTCTAACCTGCGATAAATGTACTCGCATAGGTTGTGAAAACGTTCAGAACATCCACACGCTGACATAGCAAGGCCTAAAGCCGATGCCATCAGTCTTGGGTATGTGTGTTCGTTCTCTGGAAAAAGTAAATGCCTAAGTAGGTCCTCATCAGTTCGATAAGGTAATCCATACTTTGTAAAGTAGCCTAGGACTGTTAATCCATTGACTGCTCCTTGAATGGCAGACTTCTTCACGTTCATCTTAGCGTTGAAGTAATGCATTGCGCACGACTCAAGCATAATAAGAAAGTTTGGTCCGTAGATCATAAACATCTGCTCGTAGAATCTGATTATAGAATCATCTCCTTGCACTCTGATCCAAAAGCTCTCGCTCTCGATCTTGATTCCTAGTGCTGCTAGACATGTTGTGATCATGATTGAATTCGAAAAAGAGTCCATTAGCTGGGTCTGTTGATAGCCAGATCCAAATCCTGAGAAGGTCCATCCCCACAATTCCTTGTTGGGAAGAAGAATAGGAGTGTGCTTGATTGAATGGCACATCCATCTCCATAGGCGCTCGATTCTCTGAGGGTTCGTTTTCGCATTCGGATAAAAAGAAGTTGGTTGGTAGATTGTGAAGTCAAAATATGATCTCCAGATCCTATGAACGTGATCAATCAGCTGAAAGTTCAGCCTTTTGTCAAATTGCGACCAGTCCATTGTAATGTAGGTCGATCCGTTCGGGATTTCGTTGTAAATCTTTCTCCATCCTCCTTTCATCATTTCTCGTCCCCATAAAAGACGTCCACATCCTTCGAGATTTAAGTAACATCTCTGAAGCTGCCAGATAAACATGTTCTCAACCATTAGTAGAAGCTTGGTAGCTCCAAAAACGGCTCTGATTTTGTCGGGCTCATC